TCAACATACTGATACTGTGCTAGCGTGTATGTTTGGGAGTTCCCAGTAGCAGGATCAATTACTGTAAAGGTAACGGTGTTTGGAGACAAGTTTAGTAAGTACACTTGCGTTGAGGGTGAAGAACTAGACGATGAAGAAGGGTTATTGTTCTGTGAGCTGGAAGATGAGGAAGAACTTTGTGAGCCAGATGAAGAAGAGCTAGACGAGCTATTACTCTGTGAACTAGACGAAGAAGAGTTATTGTTCTGTGAGCCAGAGCCAGATGACGATACTTGTTGTAATATTTGTTGCGGTGAGGAATATTCTATATTAAAATTATTATCATAAAATACTATCGTGTTGTCATAAGACTGGTAAATTCCTCCTATGCCAGCGGTATAACCACCAGGTGCTTCTACCTCAACCTCACCACTACCAGACTGCCATGACACTAGGGACGAAATGTCAACATACTGATACTGTGCTAGCGTGTATGTTTGGGAGTTCCCAGTAGCAGGATCAATTACTGTAAAGGTAACGGTGTTTGGAGACAAGTTTAGTAAGTATACTCCCATTTTCGCTCACTAAAACATATGTTTGAGATGGATATAAGTTTTTTCTGTTCTCCTGAGCGGTTCTCAGCTCACCATCAGAGGTTTAGCTTTTTGAATATGAAGCCTAATACTATGGCACCAATACTGAAGGGTAGTACTATATAGTCAGCGAAGAGCAGACCTATGGAGAGTGTAGCGAAACTAAGAAACAGCGTCGAAGACCACAGTTGAGAGGAATAACGATAAGATGCTACGGCTATTGCCAGAAAACTATAGTATGTTATAATTCCTATTAGTTCATTATTTGGCAAATGTTGTATATTATTTATAAATGAAGATCCGCTACCGACATACGTTACGGTGGTCGTATTAGTGACGTTCAGCGATGCTACCTGGACTGGTTTCACTGGCAGTGGTGATGTGGAAATTGTTACCGTCCTGGTGGATTCCGATACTGTAACAACTACCTGTAAGTTTGTCGGCAGGTTTGTCGGGTAATAGTTACTGGATATAATAAGTTGTGATTCTATGCTCCCGTATTGTATAATAAGGTTATACCCAGTGAAGCCTATTAGCGTTAGTGATGACGACGTATTTGATAGCTTAGTTTGGTAGATCGCGTTATTGTTATTGACTATTGCCTCTCCTGGGGCTGTGGTCAGACTAAGCACGGAAGACTCTAATGGTGTAGGCAAACCTGTTGTAATTGATATGATACCCGTAGCTTCATAATACAGACCAGAAGACAATGTTATTCCGATACTTGATACAGATAGCGGTATTGTTCCGTTATAATTAATATAAGGAACTATACCAGTTGACGCTACAGCGTTCGGCATAGGCGTTATGAACGTGTAAAAAGACCCTGGGTAATAATAGAAACCGATGACATAGAATGTATTACCTATGTCCGCATAACCGACTCCGACATCGGCTGGGAATTTCGGACTATTTACCAGCTTTGTAACAGCTGTTTGAGAGTTGTAAACGTATACGCCCGTAGTATTTATTATCAGACCGGCTTTGTGCAAAAAGTCGGTAAACCCGACGAGCATGTTGTAATTTACTTGCGTGTTTGTTAGGGACGGCTGGATCGTTATCCCTACCACATTCTGCCCGTAAATTTTCAGGTTAACTAAACTCACGCCTCCTACTGAATTTACAGCTTGCCCGCTCGCCGTAAAAGTATATGTGGAGCCGTTCGCATACCTGACTGAAATTATACTACCTGCTGGTATATCTTCGAAGTAAATGTAGTTGGAAGACGGGTTATAAGGTAAAATATACATGGCTATATGGTTTAGGTCAAGTTTCAGATCACTGGCTTGCACTGGTAAGGAGTACCACTTACTGTTGTTATACACCATGATATTGGAACCGTTAAGCAACGCTGGGTCAAAGAAATATACTGGGTTTTCTAACAATACGGAATTAGTACCGTATGACGCACTTTGAGCCACTGCAAAAGTACCGTTAAATGAAACGGACTGCGGGGCTACAGTTTGCGGTGCTAAATATTTAGTAGAAGGGTACTGTAAAATCACTGACGACCCGAACACCACTCCGTACATAGGTGATTGTGGCAAAGCGACCTGGGCTACTTCTTCGTTCGGCATGCCTACCACTTGGGCGTTGTATATGAACTGTGAATTTGAAATTGTGAATTGTGAGCTTTTAACGTAATCATCGGAACTCATAACCCATGTCGTAGACCCGAAAGGAAACGCCGTGTATGAAGGGATTGTCTGCGGGACGGAATATGAGAAAAGGCTTACCGTAACTATGCTACCTGGAGGAATTGAGCCAGAATATATCAGTTCGGGTGGCGTTATAACGGCTGAAGACTGGAAGTTGTAAAGTATAACTGCGGATGTATAACGCAATGCAGTCGTTGTAAAAGTTACAAGGCTATTTTGACCGTTCAGTACAAGTGAGCCACCAAGCACTGAAACACCCGATACATTGAAGATAGACGTGTTGAGGTAATAGAATTGAGTGTAAAAACTAAACACGCCAGTTGTTACGGCAGTAGCCTGAGTACTTCCACCGTAAACGAAATAATAAGTTTGTGATGAAGGAGCTGGCTCGTACCACACCAGCAACGGTGGCGTCGTTGAGAAGAGATATGAGTATTCATAATAACCCAAGGAGTTCGATACGTAGTAATTTTGACCGAACACTTGGGTTTGTTGCGGGAGCGGAGCAATGTAAATTAGCCCTTGCGAAATGTTTGCGTTTACATTAACTGAAATAGGCACTTCTTCCTGGATAAGACTAGCTTTTGCTGTTAACAAGAAAAACGGTAAGATAAAGAAAAATAAATATAGGACTAGGAATATGATCTTTCTTCTGCTGACTCTCATGATTAAAACATATGTTTTACGGATTTAATAGTTTTCTAACACGTTAGGTGATGCCGTGTACTGTAGGTTGTTGATGACTTGAACGGATTGGGAACTGACTAATTTCGGCAAAACTTGTGCCAACTGTAAGTATACTTGCAACGACTTAACTATTTGTGGTTCGACGTTGTACATTGACGCCAGGGAATTTAATACGTTTGGTTGGATTTGTTCTGCAATCTGATATGTCTTTGTCACCAAAGCAACGGGATTATATTGTGTTTGTTGCACTAAGCTCGGTATTTTGCTGTACTGAACTCCGAAGTAATTCGCGACTTTTTGGGGAGAAACGGGAATAAACGGCTGGTTAAGGTATTGTGAAGAGATTTGGTTAAGATTGTAATACTGTGAAAGCTGATTAATTGTATTTATTAAATTTAGTATTTTCAATATAGCTTCCGCATACTCCTCAAAGGAGGGGAGCTTCTTATTGTTATTTTCGCTCATATCATATATCTCTCAAACAGCTGTTTAAAAAGCTATTAGTTGACCTCCACCCCAACCTTAGATTGCCATGACTATTATTTTCTCTAGCACGTCCATCGCTTTTCTAAAGTCCATTTCCTTATATAATTCGTTCATAGTTTTTTGCATGTCCAATTTTAGCCCGTAAAACGTGTTTACCGTGTATATTATTTTTTTCAAAATGTCTGTATCAGTTGCAGGTAGCTGTGTTATATCGACCCGAGGTAGGAGCTTCAACGTCTGTACTTGCAATAATGAGCTGTCAAAACTCGTTATTACTACAAAGCTGACGTTATCCTCCTCGAGTAGACGCTCTATCAACAGCTGTTTGTTGATGTTGAGATTGCCGTGCATGTGAATTATGCCGACTGGTTTGTTTTCCTGCTTAAGCAACGTGATGACGTCATCGCTCCCGTACCTCAGTGTGGTGGACTCCTGTAAATCTATAAGGTAAACTGGTCTGTTCTCAATCGTAAGAAAATAGCTTGCTACTACTGCAGTCATAGTATATAACGCCCCTTCGCACAACATCTTTACGTTCTTATTTTTGATATCGAAACGCCTGAGCTGGGGCAGTTTCGTTATGTCCAAGATATTTTCCCTATCCTGCAATTCGAACGGCACCAGTCTCCTCGGGAAGTTACTTTTTGCCTTGAGGAAAGAGATAGTCCCGGTCTGAATTATAGTCCTGAACTCTGCCACAGAAATGCCAGTGGCAGACGCATAAAACGATAATCTCTGTACATCGTATTCCTTATCCTCAATTTTGAAAGTCCTTTGTGTAGTTATCCTCCTGGCTATGTACTCGTAAACCGTCTGTGAATAAGGAGGGAAATAAACTTTCCACGGAAACCTCCTGAGCATTGCGTCGTCCATATCGTTTATTGAAGCGTTAGTAGTTAGTACTAGGATGGAGGGGTATTTTGAATCCGCAAATTCTTGCAACTTTTCTAACAGTATATTCTTCATGTTGTCCTCCACCAGTTTTTCGGCTTCGCCACCTCCACCACCTCTCTTCAATAGAAACCTTTCCCCCTCGTCAAAAACTATAATGGAGGGCTTGTCTGAAAACAGCTGTTTGTTTATGAAATCGTTCAGCAACTGGTAGGGTTCGCCGACGTATTTCGTCATGAAATCGGTAGGTTGCTTAACAATTGCTTTCAGCCCCAGGATCCTTGTAAGCAGTTTCGTGGCAATATACGATTTACCAGTACCAGGGACGCCGTACAATAAGATGCCTCCGTGCAAAGTCCCCTCACTGAGGTAGGTTGATATAAGCTCCTTCAGTTTATTCCACACTTCTATCGGCAAAACTAGGAAATCGTCTCCCATATCTATTACTACGTAATTATCATCCCTCACTATTTCCCCGTTCTCTCTCCTGAATTTTAAACGACTTATCTTAGGCAAAGGATAGTCAACGTAAATGAACTGTGTGTACTGAGACGAGAAGATACAGCCTGGTGGGTATGCAAAACGTATGTTTGTTATGTCAGCATACACGACGTCACCGTCACGTGGCTTATAGGAACTTGCAACGACTTCGCATATCACAGATCTTCACCGCTGAGCTTACTTAAAATAAGGTCTTTGGTCTGTTGTTTCTTCCCTCCTCCTTGTTGTTGCTTCATCTTCTGCAGTAACTCGGTAGGATTAGTTACCCTCCTTATACGGAACTGTCTGTTCGCTAACATAATCAGGTAACAGTCCTTAACTTTTGTGTAATTAATGCATGTGAGTACTTTCGTCCCGTCAATTTTCAGGGTCTCTAATGATTCTATTTCGTCTAACGGTACAAACGGGTCTAGAATGGATAAACCTTTCTGTAGTCCACAGTTCTTCACTATACAGTTGAGGATGATCAGCCTCGTCTGTTTAGGCAAATCGTCGCGTAGTAATAATTTCAGCAAAGTCTCTGGTTCGCCCTCCTCATCCTTTTCCCCTAATGCTTCAGATATTAGTGCAATTATATCTGACGGTGTGAGTTCGGTCGGCATTACTTACCACCCTTTAGGCAAATTGGGAACTCAGGGTCGAGGTTTATATTATCTATTTTTAGTATTTCTTTTACTTTTTCTCTAGCCTTCCTAATCATGCGGTACAGGGAAACGTTGCTGTCTCTGCAAACACCCAGTGCTATATAAAAATCTAATGCAGATACCATTAACGCGTCTGTAACGTTTCTAACTAGGTCTGCTGGCACGTTTACGCTTACCTTGTTCTCCTCATCTCTGAACGTTATTGTATCGCTAACTTCATAATACTTGCTCGGCAGTTTTAATGAAAAACAGTTTGCGAAATATTCTGCTACAGGCTCGGGCAAATATACCTTTGTATTAATTACATAATATTTCATGATTTTAACTTGGACAATAACCTTAAAAAACGAGCTATCTCTCCTCTTCTGTGGAATGAGAGCTACCAGCCAGCAAAAATACTTTTAAACTCTACACAAAACATATGTTTGAGGGAAATAAAAATGGAACCGCGTGAAGTAGCCGAACTCGTGTTAGACAGAGTAATGGATTTTTGTGAAAATAACAGAGGCGACAAGCTGGAATGCATGGCAGACCACAGTCCAGACCAGTTAGACGTTTTTATAGACGCATATCTTCCCGATTGGATGGCTGAAGACCTCGAGAAAGCGATTGAAAATTCAGACAACTTCTGGGATGAGGTGAAAAAGGAGTACGAGAAGCTGTGGAAAGAATGGTGGATTCAGGATATCGCCTATCATCTCGACGACGAATTAAAAGTGTTATATGAAGCAATAGCTTATAATGATTTGCTTCTTAGTGATTCCTGTAGAGTTAAACGCCTAAAAGCTTATGAAGAATTACTAAACGAGTTTAAGGATGCAATTAGACGTGCATTAAAGGATAAGAAGCCGTTAACTGAGCTTGAATTGTATAACTGGTACAGGAAAATGGGTGAGGCTGTCTACGGATATAAAAACAACGATTACGATAAGGAAGTTACTTATTATCTAAACTATTATGATATGTTGGACGATGACGACAAACTAGAGCTACTAAGCATATTACTAAATGATTATATAGATGGTGATTTGTACTACATAAAACAAAAGTTGTCTGAATTAGAAGCTTTAACAAATGAAAGCTAAACTTTTTTACAAAGAAAGGGGTTAAGGGGACGTCGCCTTTTAGGGCGGGATAACACACAAAAAGAGCTAAACTTTTGAATACACGACCGAGAACAGTTCGCTTGCATCATAATTATTAAATTTGTAATATTCGTCACAGATTTCGTCTATTATGTACTGCATTTCATCAGGCACTTTATCACCATATACATGCAGACATGTAACTATTAAGCCATTATTCTTTGCAAAGTTCTTAAATTCCTGAAGCGTTTGATTATCATAATTCGTCTCAAAATCAGACATAATGAAGATCTGTCTTACGTCCTTTAACCCTGGATAGTTATTATAGTAGTCCATGAAGCGTCTTAGTGCGTCCATCATGGCCGTTCCTCCTCCAGGTTCGGTCTGAGCTATCTCGAAAACGTTGTTAACGTCCAAAGGCTCAGTTGATGAAGTATCGAAGTACTGCACAAATACCTTCTTGTTATTCTTTTCAGCTTCCATAGCAGAAGCTAGGGCTACGGCAGAAACGTTTTCAAATGCCGTATACCCGTTCGGCATTACATTTCCCATAGACCCGCTTTTATCTATTATGAAATAGAAGTCCCCAACACCCTCGTTTTCTACAGCTCTTTGCAATAATGCTCTGTTAGTATAGCGTTCTAGGAAAATCTCATCTGGTAAAATTAGCTGACTTCTAAACATATGTTTAATATTATTTCCAGTCGTAATCCCCTTCATTACGCCTCCCTGATCTTTAACGCCTCTGTTAGCGTACTCTAAATCGACTTGGTTAGCCAGAGCCAGAATCCTGTTAGCCCTCTCTAACAGTTCTAAAATCCTAGGATTGACTTCGTTTAGTATTCCTCCTCCCGAACCTTTTCCAATAGACAGTGCTGATAATGATTTTTGAAGGCTTTCTTCCAACTGATCTAAAATCATCGATTCCTCGTCAATGTCATTTTCGAGTTCTTCCAAAATATCTTCAATTTCCTGTCCTTCTCCACCTTCTGATCCCTCTCCACTCTGTTGACTCTGGATACTTTCGCTTTCACTTTCTTCACCTTCACCACCTTCCTGCTCTGCACCTTCCTCACCACCTTCGCTCTCTTCACCACCCCCTTGTTCGCCTTCTTGTGATTCTCCTTCTGCTTCCTGTTCTCCGCTTTGGCTCCCCTCACTTTCGCTTTCTTCTACTTCTTCCTGCTCACTTTCTTCTCCGCTCTGTCTTTTACATTTCCCACCTTTTGATCCTTCTTCCTCTTCCCCACTCTGGCTCTCTTCATTTTCGTTTTCTCCTCCTTGTCCAGCCTCTCCTTCGCCCTCTTCCCCACTTTGACTCTCTTCTCCTTCCTGTTCTCCTTCATTTCCGCTCTGTTCCTCATTTTCTTGCTCAGTACCCTCGCGTCCTTCTTCACCATTTTGAACTTCTACACTTTCTTCTCCGCTCTGTTGTCCTCCTTCACTTTCACCTTCTTGTTCTTCTCCTTCTTCTGCCCCTTCGTTTTCGCTTTGTTCCCCTTCTCCCTCTCCTAGTTCTTGCCCCTCTTCTCCGCTCTGGCTCCCCTCACTTTCGCTTTCCTCTCCTAATTCTTGTCCTTCCTGAGCATTACCTTGTCCTCCTTCATTTCCTTCTTCTCCGCTCTGGCTTCCCTCGGCTTCTCCTTCTTCTACACCTTCTTGTGATTCTCCTTCTCCGCTTGGCTGTTGTTCCGCTTCTTCTCCCTCCTCCTGATTTCCTTCATTTTCACCTTCCTGTTCTTCGCCTTCTCCCTCTCCTGCCCCTTCATTTTTGCTTTGTTCCCCTTCTTCTACACCCTGTTGTTCTCCTTCATTGCCTTCTTCACCTTCCTGTTGTTCCTGTTCCTCACCGTTTTCCTGCTCGTTACCCTCCTGACTTTCTTTTTCTAATTCTTGTCCGTGTTGTTCTTGGCTCTCTTCATTTTCACTTTCCTCTCCTTCTTCTCCCTCTTCCCTCTGTTCATTTCCGCTTTGCTTCTGCCCTTCCTGTTGATTTTCTGTTTTGTTAGGTCTGTTACGTCTGAATTTTTTCTCTTGCAGTTCTTGTTGTAACATCTGTTTAATGGTGTTGAAGGATAAACCTTGAAGGTTTTTACGCTGTATCAGACGCTGGATATCGTCCAGTTTTTTGTTTACGTAGTCAATTCTATCTAGGTCGATGTTTTTTAGAAAATTATAAACAAAATAAGCTAGGATTGCAGGGAATTGTAGTAGAAGTTTATTTTGTTCTGACGCTATCTTGACAAGTTTATGCACAGTATTCCATACACTGTCACTAATGTCAGATCCAATCCTAAGTAATTTGGATACTGTTTTAAAGACAGTGTCTGTTAGTTGTATTAGTTGTTTCTCCTCCTCATCTTCATTATTATTGAAGAAGCTTTGCATAAGAGGCTCACTTCGCCATCTTTTCTAATGCTTTCTTAGTTTTTTCTAACATGTTTATGAAATCTATTATCTTAGTCCTCGCATCATATACAACCCTGTCGAGATTCTTCATTATATTTTCTTTTTCCTTTTCGTTTACCACTATTTGTGGTATTACGTCTGAAAACTGAGGGAAGAATTTTCGTATTCCCGAAACGAGTTTACTGTACTCATCGTTCCCTGACTGTTTCATTAGCTCGTTATACATTCTTTCAATTTCAGCCTTCATCTTCTCGTAAGCTTTGTCAAGCTCAGTCATCATGTCATGCTCTATACGAGCTGTATCTATCTTACTGTAGACGGTAGATGCGATGTTTTGGAGCAGTTTTTGTGCCAAAGTCCTTATTTTTAGATTACTGGCATACTTGGTTGCGACCTCATTCAAGGTATCTATAGCTTTCAGAAAATCTTCAAACTTCTGTACCGTATTACCTTTACCTGTTGCGACCTCGGAAAATTTCTTAAGAAGATCTGCCCTGTACTGTATTAAATCGGACGACGTCGCTGGGAATACTTTAGAAATAATATCTATAGCATCTGCCGATGCTTTCTCTATCAAATTATTCAAGTCTTTATTAGTAAAGATTTTCTCTACTGTTTCGGAAATACTATTTTTCAACTTATTAATATCAATAGAAGAATTCTTCGATAAATTTGTGTTGAAGTATGATTTGAGCAATGACGAGATTATAGGAGTTATTATGTTCTTCAGCTCTGGAGTAAACGGGATTGTAAGATAGAACGCTAACGCAGTATGCACTGGTGTAATTGTTGAGTTGCCGAACATTTCTCGTAGTGCGTTAGCGACCTGCATTATACTTTTGAACTTTCTCTCACTGATTGTTAGATACCCACCCATCGATTTAAAGTACGACCTCACAATGCTAGAATCGCTAAACGCCCTCGGGTTCTGCAAAGCCTGTGCGATTGCACCCAAGATGAGGTTAGCTTGTTTTGTCGCTTCGAGCACAATATCTTCCGTTATGTATTTAGTGTAATCTGAAAGGATTTTATCCTGTATTTTTTTGACTTCGTCGTAACTCGTTACAATCGGGATGGAAGTAGGCTTAGTTGCTGTGAGGACTTTATAATACCTTTCTGCAATCGACTTGAGGTTCTGCACGTCTTCCAAGTTAGGCGAAAGAACCGTAGCGAATATCTTAAACCTGTCTAGAAATGCTCTGTCCGCTTGCGTGTTTACCCTTACTTCGTTTGACGCAGAAAAGAACGCTAACCACGGTAACGGGATCTCTTTACTTCCATTTCTGAACTTCTTTTCGTTGATCGCCCTAAACAGCGATTCGGCAAGGACTTTGTTGCTCTTAAAAATCTCATCTATGAAAACTAGTTTTGCAGAAGGTAGGAAGCCTTCGGTAATATATTCTAAGACCCCTTCCTCTCTCAGTTTCTTTAGGTTTACATTCCCAAAGATGTCTTCTGGCGTCATTGCCTCGTGGGCAAGTACTATAAAAAGCTCTTCTGGCTTAATCCCGTCGATCATTTTCGAAAGGATCTCGATTGTGTAGGTTTTCGCAGTACCTGGGTCTCCGATGAGCAGGGTAGGAAACCCAGTCAGAAGTCCTGTTATAACAGCTGTTTTGACGTCTTCATTTCCGACAACGTATTTATCTAACTCGTCTTTCAAACGGCGTGCAATAGTAGAAACATCCGCAGAAGGCGACGAAATTGCGTTGTTCTGTCCTTGTTGTTCTTGTAATTGCATAAGAACATCTGGTGTCGGAAACTTATAAATTTTCCTCAAACATCTGTTTGAGCCTTAGTTTTTGAGACGGGTTGGGCTTCACACGGTATGATGGCAAACTGCTACGTTCAGTTCGAAGCAACGTTATCTTTTTTTCCTCAATTCGCACTTTTTTCTCTATATAGTATTTCGAACTTTTCTTTCCGTATTTCTGGTTTTGACAATACGAAATTAAAACCTTATGGAAAGTCCGAACCCCACAAAACCCGCTTTTTAAAGGATTTCTGGGTAAGAAATAATTATGAGCCAAAATAACTCCGGTAATAAAAAACAACAGCAACAACAGGAACCCGTATATGAAATATCTGGAAACACGGTAACGCCACCACCACCGACGCCCCTATTTCCGCAAATACAGCAACCCCAACAACCCCAGTTATCCCCACTAGGACGGAGAAATATTGTAAAAGTAGACCCTAACTTAGTCAGGCAAGCGATCAGGGAAAAAGCCATCATACCGACGAGGCAGGTGACCCAGAAGGAAGCCATCAAAGTAACAACTGTGCAGGAAATCATAAACAATTATGTCCTGATTTTAACAAAAGACCTTAAGAGCGGGTCTCTGCAGTTCTACGGCACACCATATAACATAGATGAAACTTTCCAAATTTTACTGTCAATTTTGTCGGATAGGTTTTCAAGTCTTGCCATTGACGAATTGTCAGAAAAGTTTGCAGAGCTCCACGCTTTGATATCAAGCGATGCGAATTATGACGATATAATAGCTAAGCTTAATGAGGCACATAAACTAGTGATATTACTTTTGTTAGCGTTTGAAAGGAGTATAATGGAAGTCGCGGGAGTAAGCACGTCGAAAATGAGGGTAGAGATGCTGTCTCCGCTCGAAATTGCACAGACGCTAGGTATTACTCCGATAAACACGGACAAATTATAGCGGGTGTTGGCTATGGAAGAAAAACTGAAAGATAATATATCGTGGTTTTTGGCAGGGCTAGGTTTAACCAGTATAGGGACGGCGTTTTTAGGTGACGGAAAACCGTATTTACTGCCTTCCGCATTCCTCGTCGTCGCCTTAGGCATGCTCTCTATATTCGTGAGGCAAAGGATACTCATTGTTTCGGCTTTTGCTATCGCGACTATTACAGCTGTAGCGAATATAGTGACGGGGTTACCCATCCTGACGGATGAGGAAGCAATAATATTATACGCGTCGCAATTGTTCCTAGACGGAAAAAACCCGTACCTTTACTCAATGGCTAAAGCGTTTTCCATATATCACGTCCCGTATAACGTTGTGACTGGCACTACGTCAAACTCATTTATGCCGTCAGTCTATATTTACCCCCCGTTGTCGTTCATCAGTGTCGCAGTTCTGCACAACCTTGAAACAGTAGACGTAATAACAGCTGTTTTGGCTTTCACGTATTCCTTCATCAAAAGACACGAAAACGCTTTCATCGCATCCTTTTTCCTATTTCCCGCACTTTCATATGATTTTGCGTCAGGGCAGGAACTAGACCTTTTCGCATATTCCATTGCGTTTCTTGCCCTACTTAATGAGAGGTTAAGATACTTGCTCCTGGGGATCTCTGCAGACGTAAAGCAGTTCGCGATACTGATAGCCATTCTCCTAATTAAATTTGAGAGACAGAAACTTAGAAAGATAGCAGAATTTGTGCTACCGCTACTGCTTTCATCAATACCCTTCATTTCAAAGCAGTACCTTGCGTCCGTTATAACTATTACGCAACCTGTTGCACAGCAGGGCGTTTCGTTTTCGCTCCTCACAGCCTTCGGCTTACCTATCCCCTCATTCGTGTATACTGTACTTGAAGTGTCTCTTTTCGCATTAATCCTATTATATAATAATAGGAAAGAATTAGCTTGGGGTCTCCCAGCGTTGATTTGGATATTCTCCTATAGAGATTTAGATTATTTCACGTTTTATTTTGCGTTACAATATGCAGAATGGGTGGTGGGAGATGGAAAAGTTTGAAACCGTACTAATATTAGCAGTTATAATACTATCTCTTTTCACGTTTTCTATTTTTTTCTATCACCCGTTTTTGCACGCAAAGGTATTGGGTTTTTATGATATAGGAGGAATAAATAAGTACAACGTACTAACGGTATGCATACAAAACCCTACCAATAAAACATACGAATTAGTAGTGACAGTTAATAGCCACCGTTGGTACCCGAACGTAATAATCCTAAAGTCACACGACCGTATTATAGTAAACGTTACAGCACCAGACCCTACTGTTGCTATTTCACAGCAATCTCCCTATGTAATTACGTTCTACTTGTACGGCACTCAAACTGCTGTATTAGCTATAAGCGGGTTCGCCCCTGCAGGCATAATATACCCGATCGTAAACCCTAATTTTACTGTATTATACAACTCGTCGTATGGGGTATCGGAATACGGCTGGCAGATACTATATAACGGGCATGTAACAGTGCAGAAGGGAAAAATCACGGTAAACGGGACAGCACTGATAGAACAGACGTTATACTACCCACTAAATGGAAGCATAACAGTGGTACATAATGGCGGAGAAGTAAAATCGTACATATGCGATAATACCCTAGTTATATATGCACAAAACGCCACGATATGTTCCGTAATTATAATAGATCCTGTTCCGCACTCACAAACAGATGTTTGAGGCTTATATATCGGTTTTTGATAGTATTATATAGTGGTCAAAATGGCTCAGGAATTTTCGAATGACGAAGAAGAAAGCATTTTCCATAGGACAGGTCTGTTAAAGCTAGATTGGGATGTTGTCCAGAACTTAATAGAAAAATTCCTAAACGAACACATGAGGACGTGGGATGACTATGACTACTTTATCATTGACGACAACACACTACTGATTAAAGTATACGGCAGGAACGAGCCAGTGTTCACAATAAAAGCTAGGTTAGAAGGTGACAGGCTAGTAGTCGTCGACGTGAGCTAAATGAAAGTCCCAGTGTTCATAAAATACAGCAAAATAGAGGACATATGTGATTACGACGAGCATGAAGGGATCGTATGCGACGACTTCAGGGGTTATGTTGACGTTGATGTTGGTGATGTCCAGTTTAATCGTAGTGATTTGGAAAAAATAGTGAAAGAATACCTTGATGATATTGCAGACGTTTTAATGATGGATAAAGACCTCTTGGACGAATTGCTCAAAAAACTAAATGTAAATGTAAATACATGGTAAATTCTTTTTTAGGTTAGTTCTAACGCGGAATATTTATATTCATCCTGATAAACTGCAACGCTTTCAACAATTGCGTTTTCTTCTCGGTTACGCATTCTCTATAGTACTTCGCCGTGCATTTTTTCTCAATAGTATTTTCATCTATGCCTAATTCGCTGACAAGCGTCTGGTATAGCGACGTCCCCTTAATACTACTAATCATAGTAGCCGTCCTAATTTGCACGTCCTTTAGTATGCTCAGAACAGTCAACACGTCGAACCCGTTGGGGTTAACGAATTTTGTCAACACGTCTATGAGATACGAACTTTCAGCCACAAGTGCCTCCTCGTTAACATAAAACAGATGTTTTTTCCCTGTGCTGTTCAGTATTTTCGTTACCAACGACTTAACATCTTCACCAGACGCGTTCATGACGATGAACATAATATCGCAACCGATCTTTAGTATTTGCCTTAGTTCGTCCTCAGACGTGGCATTCTCATATCTTTTTAGGACTAATTCCCTCCATAGCTCTTCTACCTCGTCGCTGTAGTAGGTAAGCATTATAGTGTTCAGCCTCTCTATGGCTAAGGTAGGATACGCAAAGCTGTTGTTCTGCATGCATACGTCTTTGTATACAACGAACTGGATCTGCTCAGGAGTAGGGATTTCGTTTTCTTTTTTAGTATATACCGTTGCCAACCACCTCTTTATTCGACCTTAAACCACTCACAATTGCACGTAATCTCGTTTATATCTTGTATAAGCACACTATCACCTAAGCATATAGCAGTACGCTTATGACCAGTCTTTTTCACTTTCGCTATAATACACTTATTATAGTTAAACGTAAGGTGCTTGAACCCTCCTATATCGAATTCTAAAGCGTCAAACGTATACCCTTTATCGGTTTTGTACTGTATTTTACGGTACGAAGAAATGTAGTATTCAGAAGTCGTTACCGAGCTTACCAGTGCAAACTTCTTTAGGTCGACCTGTTTTCTCAGATAAATTACATAGTTAGTACCCTGTATCATTACGTCCGTAATGAAGTAAATCCCAGGGTAAGTAATCCTGTGCTGTAACCTGCTAGGTATCCCCATATCGACATGAAGAGTGTATTCACCCTCACTTTCGACTATTTTGTATATCTTATTCTTGAACACATTACGTAGGTAGTTGAATAATATCACGTTTTTCCCGACGAGTGATTGTAAATATGAGAGGGACATTATTTCACCACCAGAGACCGAGAGATCTCCGTTTATTTACAGAATTTATATAGTCCTTCCTCGCGACACTAGCAAAAATAAAGTAATTATTGTAGGTAAGCCCAACGGCACCGAACGTGTCAAATTCCTTCGAGTAGTTGGTAGGTTCATCATCTTCAAATTTGTTTATAACGAAATAGTTCAGTGCATCGTTAGAACGTTCCAAGACGAGCCAGACCCACCTTGGGAAGACGAAAAACTTCCTTTTAGCGTTCACGCCCATCCTTAGTATTTTCTCTCTCTTTCTTGCATACTCTTTCGGAGAAATGTAAACTATTGCAAAATAGACTATCCTGTCGCTCGGGTTCCCTTGGTTTACTTGTGTAGTCATTTTATAGTATACTTTCAAGAAGTCGACGGGCAAATCCATCATTACAGAAACACCGCTGGTTTCCGAGTACATTATCGCGACATGTACACCATTTTTTTCTATTACCTTCGTTTTTTTATCAATGCTGACTAGGGCTGGGGGCAAAAATAATAACGCGTCGTAATTCTTATAGACGGTTGGTGACGGTTTTTTCTTCTTAAACAATGTCAGGTTCTTAAACGGTAACACTGGTATCACCCTTAAGGTATGAAATAATCGCCGTCCTTACTACTGCCAAAGGAAATGTGCAGTACGTCGACCGCAAACGCATAAATAAAGTACGCTATAGCCATGGCAAGGACTGCGATGCTGATGTACAAGAGAACAGCCCCATCTGTGCTGTAGGGCGTGATCCTGTACGTTACGTTGAACGGTGTAGTGTATACTGGGTTATATGTGACGTAAGGAGAAAGGTATAGGGAAATTAGAGTAAAGCCTATCGAAAACGTTAGGAACGGCAGTGCTAGCCGTAGATGGGTTAAGCTACTGTTTCTCAGCATAAACAGCTCAATTATTGTCAGTATAATGAACCCACCTGCGAGGTCGACCAGAAAGACCTGGGTGTAGGAAAACGGAGGTAACGCATTTATTACGGTTTGGTTTACTGCTGTCATACCTCCTCGACGTCTCCGCACAGTTCCTTTTCGCTTATGATTTCTTCGATTGGGGTACCGTTCCTGACTTTTTCCGTTATTGCCCTCATGACTTTAAGGAGGGATATAGTCGTGAACGGTGGTCTTTTTACTTCCTCAGTTTCTCCGT